AGAGGATACTGACCAGGCTGATACAAAAACAATGGTTGCTCCATTGCAACAAAAGTTAGAATTGCTTAAAAAAGCAGTAGATGTTGACAGTTACTATGATAACGATAAAGAAGAAAAATTGTATCCTACTACCCCCGTCAATCTTACATTGAACATACCGCAGGGACAAAGTACAACAAAAATAGATCTTACAATTAATGGTGAACATTTAGACGAGTTAGATAAAATCAAAAAAATAGCAGGTATACCTACTGCTACAATATTTGATGCGGGTGATGATGAACCACTAGATTCCTGAGGTAACTATGGCTGGAAATGTATATACCCAGGATTTTTTTACTGATAGAAGAAATTATGGTGATGGCAATGTTCGTATAGGCCAAATGGATCGCCTTTGGTATGATCCACTTACCAATACAATAAGAGTAGGTGATGGCAATCCTGGTGGCAGGATAGTTGGATTTGGAGGTGGTACGGGTGGAAGCAATGTTACCATCTTAGACGAAGGTATTATACTAACAACCAGTGTAGAAAGTATAGATTTTGTAGGCAACGGTATTTTGGCCAATGTCACAGGCAATGCTGTTACTGTTACTGTGGCAAATGTGGGGCCAATTGGGCCTAACGGTTCAACTGGAGCAACTGGCTTTGATGGCTCGACTGGAGCAACTGGCTTTGATGGTGCCACTGGTGCTACTGGATCAAGCGGTCCAACAGGTGCTACTGGCCCTCAAGGCACTCCAGGTGGTGCTACTGGTCCACAAGGTTCAACTGGAGCTACTGGTCCACAAGGAGATCCAGGCGGCGCTACTGGCCCACAAGGGTCAACTGGAGCGACTGGACTTAACGGTGCTACTGGAGCGACTGGACTTAACGGTGCTACTGGTGCGACTGGATTAAATGGTGCAACAGGTGCAACTGGCGTAAACGGTAGTACTGGTGCAACTGGATTCAATGGTGCTACTGGCGCGACCGGATCAAGCGGTCCAACAGGTGCTACTGGAGCAACTGGGCCCCAAGGCGCAACCGGAGTAAGTCCTAATGTTTATTATGGTCAGTTTATATTTGACAATGAAACAACTTTGTCAGCATCTATTAATTCTAATTCTACTGATCCTATAGCAGTTGTTTCTACAAATAATTTTAGTGCTTCTGGATATATTAGAATAGGCAGTGAGATCATTCAATATACAAGTAAAACAAGCACATCTTTTACAGGTATAACAAGGGGAGTTGCTGGCTCTAACGGTGCTAATCATACTTCAGGCGCTGGAGTGACGCAAGCTCAAGTTACAAGTGCTGGTGTTTCTACTAATTTAATATTGGATGTAGCAGACATTACAAATGGGACCACATTAGATGCTACTACAGGAAATGTTACAATAGAACATGCAGGCCTATATAATTTGCAATTCAGTGCACAAATAGAAAACTATGGCAATGATTTTGCAGACACACTAATATGGTTTCAGGCAAATGGAACACCTATACCAGTTTCTTCAAGTTACGCAACTACTCCAGCTATTCACGGTGGTACACCTGGGGCCACAATTATGACTGTAAATTTATTATACAATTTTAATGCAAATTCAAATGTTTCTTTAGGATGGACTAGTGTGGATGGAACAACTGCGATAACAAGCATTCCTTCTAACGGGCAATTGCCCCAGTCTCCCGGGGTAATTTTTACAGTAATCAAATTTGCCTAACTTTTTTTGACTTCAACATAATATTAGTTTATAATAGTAATATGTCACTTTCTATTCAAGAATTCGTAATTTCTATCCTTCCAGGCAAGAAAAAACAAAACCAAGCCGGTTGGATTAGTTTCAATGCAGTTTGCTGTCCACACAATGGAGAAAGTCAAGACACAAGGGGTAGAGCTGGAATTATTGCAAGTCCTGATGGTAAAATCAGTTATAGTTGCTTTAATTGTAAATTCAAAACTAGCTATATTCCAGGCAGAGCACTAACTTATAAATTTAGAAAACTTCTAAGTTGGTTAGGAGTAGACACCTTAGAAATAAAACGGTTAAGTATCGTAGCTTGGCAAATAAAAGAAACAATAGATCCAAATACTATCTTACCTGTTGAAGATGAAATTAAATTTGAGGCAAGGCAGTTACCCAAAGAAGCATTGAATTTTTTTGCCTGGGTAGAATTTTATGAACTCGCAGACCGGCCTTATGATAAAGGATTGGTAGATTCTGTACAATATATCTACGATAGAAAAATATCATTACAAAAATATGAGTTTTATTGGAGCCCAGAAGTAGAGCATAAACTAAGTCATAGGGTAATTATTCCATTCAAATACCGAAATGAAATAGTAGGGTATACTGCTAGGGCATTGAATTCAGGTATTGTTCCAAAATATCATAGTAATCATCCAGCAGGGTTTGTATTTAATTTAGATAATCAAAAAAACGATAGCAAATTTGTAATAGTTTGTGAAGGTGCTTTTGATGCAATGAGTATAGATGGTGTTAGTACACAAACAAATGATATTGGTGAACAACAGGCAAACCTAATTGATGAATTGGCAAGAGAAGTAATTGTAGTGCCAGACTTTGATTTACATATAAACAAAAATGGAAAAAAAGTTTGGCCAGGTGAGCAAATGATTAACAAAGCCATAGAATATGGATGGTCAGTAAGTTTCCCAGACTGGAGAGAAAATTGTAAAGATATAAATGATTCTGTTGTAAAATACGGTAAATTATTTACTTTGTATAACATTTTACAAACAAAAGAATCTAATTCGTTAAAGATTTCTTTACTGGCAAAAAAGTATAAACAAACTATATGACTAAAGAATATAATACAGATCTACAAAAACTTTTTTTGGAAATGCTATTACAAAATCCAGAAAGTTATGTTCGAATTCAAAATATATACAATCCAGATAATTTTGATAGGAGTTTAAAAACCACTGCCAAATTTATTAAAGAGCATGTAAGTCAATACAGTACCATGCCCAAGTTGGAACAAATACAAGCAGTAACAGGATTAGAATTAAAACCAATACCAGACCTTGCAGAGAATCATTATGAATGGTTCATGACTGAATTTGAACAATTTACTAAAAGGCAAGAACTAGAAAGAGCAATTTTACTCAGTGCAGATTTAATTGAAAAAGGTGACTTTGACCCAGTTGAAAAGTTGATCAAAGATGCAGTACAAATCAGTTTAACTAAAGATTTAGGTACAGACTATTTTGCTGATCCACGCACTAGACTAATGAAGATTAAAAATAACAATGGGCAAGTCAGTACTGGTTGGCCTACATTGGATCGTCGTTTGTTTGGTGGTATGAATCGAGGTGAGCTTAATATATTTGCAGGTGGTTCAGGCAGTGGTAAAAGTCTTTTCATGCAAAATATTAGCATAAATTGGATTACACAAGGACTTAATGGTGTATTTCTTACATTAGAACTTAGTGAAGAACTTTGTGCTATGCGTATGGATAGTATGATTGCTAATGTAAGTACTAGGGAAATCTTTAAAGATTTAGATAATTTAGAAATGAAAATTAAAATGGCTGGCAAAAAATCTGGCAGTCTTCGTATCAAATATATGCCTGCACAAAGTAATGTAAACCAAATTCGTGCTTATTTAAAAGAACTAGAAGTACAAACAAATCAACGAACAGATTTTATTATGGTTGATTATTTGGATCTTGTAATGCCAGTTAGTGCTAAAGTTAGTCCAAATGACTTGTTTGTTAAAGACAAATATGTCAGTGAAGAATTAAGGAATTTAGCAAAAGAATTTAATATCCTAATGATTACTGCAAGCCAACTTAATCGTAGTGCAGTTGAAGAAATTGAGTTTGATCATAGTCACATTTCAGGTGGTATTAGTAAAATTAATACAGCAGATAATGTATTTGGTATTTTTACTAGTAGGGCAATGCGAGAGCGTGGGCGTTATCAAATTCAATTAATGAAAACTAGAAGCAGTAGTGGCGTTGGACAAAAAGTAGATTTAGATTTTGATCTAGAAAGTTTAAGAATTACAGATCCAGGTGAAGATGCCCAAGGCACGCCAGGTACTCTTAAACCACAAACTACTAGTATTTTAAATCAATTAAAAACAACTAGTAGGGTTGAAAGTGACCCAAATAACCAAAACAATAAAGTCAATGCAGAGGTGCAAACAAATAAATTAAAATCAATGTTAGCAAGTTTGAAAACAAGCAATTAGCATTTTACTAGTTTTTTGGTTTGATATAAATATATAATGGCGTAGGAGTATAATTTTGCTTCGCAAAACCCGTAGTTTATTAGAAGAATTAGAATCACTTAGACTACTAAGAGACAGAGAAAACTTGGTTGAAAGCAGGGCCACTCATGTAATTCAAGGTGCAATTAATTTACTTAATTTTATTAAGGAAAACTATTCTGAAGAGCAAAGCGAAGAATTAAAAAAACGACTACTAGTTAGCATTAAAAACGAAGATCAAGCTAAATTTATTCGTGGTGTGAAAAAATTTAAAAATGAAAATAAATGAAGTTATAATTAAAGAAGGTGTTTTAGATGCAATAAAGTTTATAGGCAGAGCAGCATGGCAAGCCGCAGGCGGCAATGTTGATAAGTCTGACCCAGCCATTAGTCGTGCAAATTTAGAGTATGTAAGATCTAAATTAGCTATGGAAATTTATCAAAAGTTCATGGGTGAATTAATAAAATTAGGCATTATTAACAGAACAGGCACATTGACTGATCCTAGTAAAATTTCAGATATTGTTAATATGGCTAACCAGTTTTTAAAACAAGCTTATAGAGCATATATTGTAACTCCAGAAAGGCTATATCTATTAGATACTAAAATCGACAACACTTTTAATTCAACGACGAGGCCACCTACTCCAGCATCTTTATCACAATTTAAATCTGCGTTTGTTGAGGTAAATAGTTTTTATTTAGAAATGTTGGCTAAGGTTGAACAGACCACTGCTAGTAGCACTAGAGAAATTATATCTCAAATGGCTACAGGTATTAATAATCATTTACCTGCCCAGCTTAGGCCCCTTATTAAAGATTTGTTAACGGATATGGCATCTAAATCAAGTTATGCTTTAACTATTCCTTGGAGCAATACTGATGTAGCAGAGCGTGCAATTACAGCAGC